AGCAGGTGCCGGTGCCGGTGAGCAACAACAGAATAATGAAGAGCAGCAGAAGGTAAAAGTTGCAGAAGAGAAGTTTAATGCTGCTAAAGAAGCGTATGATAAGGACCCTACTAATGTAGAACTTAAAACAGCATACGAAGCATCAGAGAAAGAAATAAATGAGATTAAGAATCCGGTTATATCTATTTTTGATGAAATAGAAGAAGTAAAAAATACTAATCTTCAGATAACGGATCAGAATAAATTATTTGCTAATGTAGCAAAGAAGATGAATCTGAAAGTTGAAGGAGATTTAAATGAGGATACGTTTATAAAGCATATTAATGATCAGATAGAAAATGCTAAGGTAAAGATTGAATTAGATAAGACTAAGTATACACCTGAAGTATCAGAGATGTTTGATTTTCTTGAACAGAAAGGTGATCCTAGAGATTTTCTTAGTCCATTATCTGGTATCATAGATTTTATGGCATTAAGTTCAGAAGATAAAGTAAGATTTGTATTAAAGAATTCTGGACTTGATGATGATAAGGTTAAGGAGAAGATGGATGAGATTATCGAGAATAAAGAACTTGATAAGGAAGCGGACAAATATACTAAGCAAGCAGTTAAGTTACGTGATGCAGCAATGCAGGATGTAATTAAAAAACATAAAGACAAGGTTAGTACATATAATGAAACTGAACGACAGAAGAATGATCGTTTAGGTAGTGAGGTTATCAAAGAGATAACTACTATGACAGCATTTATGGATGAACCATTAACAGATAAGACTAAAGCTTTTATTAAGGCAGAGGTAGCGAATGGAAATTTCAGCAGGTCTTATTTAAGTGATCCTAAAGCCCTTTTAATGGGGTATTTATATAACAAGTTCGGTGGCAAGGTATTTGAGAAAATGAAGGGTTCCATAGCGAGTTCTTCATCTCAGGCACATAAAGCCGGAATGGAATCTGTAAAGTCTGCTTTACATAATAACGTTCCCATAGAGGAAGGTTCAGGAAGCAGAGGAGCAGGTAGTAATAATAATACTCAATTTGGATGGAAGGATAATAAAGACTTGTAATTAATAACCCTAAAAAAACAAACAAATGGGAAAGATTAAAATTTACGAGGGATCGAATGAGCA